CGGCGAGGTCCGCGCCAGGCCCTGAGCCGCCGGAATCCCCCTCCCCCTCCTCCGTGGTTTCCGGCCCGGGGGCGGCGTGCCTTCCGCGTGATGCGGCGGTACGGGGGGAGGGGGTTCCGGAGTAAGGGGAATCCACTACGTACCTATCGTTACCTTCCCCTTTCTCCTGCGAAGGGTTACGGGAAGGGTTGCCGTAAGGGTTAGGCGAAGGGTTAGGCGAAGGGTTAGGCGAAGGGTTAGGCGAAGGGTTAGGCGAACCCTCCAGATCCAGCACAAACGCGGCGTAGATTGCCCGCACCAGCTTCGACGAGGAGTCGCGGGCGGGGATGCGCCGCAGCTCGGCCAGGAGTTCCAGGCGGATCCGCGGCGACTCAACGAGGGCGGCGGCGGCGCGGGCGGCCTTGAAGATGTTCGGGACCTTCCACACCTCGTCGTGGCGCATGAATGACCGGACGAGCAACTCGCCCGTCAGGCTGTCTGTGATCACGAACGGCCGGGGGCCTGCCGTGAGCGCCACCAGGTCGCCCTCAACGTCTTTGGCGGTCAGGCCGGCCGCCTTCGGCACCCAGCGCTGTACCCGCAGCGCCATGACGCCGCAGTAGCTGAGGTCATCCTGTGACAGCAGGAACAGGTACAGGCGCTGGCCGGCCGGTGACAGCGCCAGGAAGTCCTGGTCCTTCCAGATTGAGGCAAAAACCCTTGCCTCCCTGCGGGGCATCAGGCCCGTGCCTCCTTTCCTGCCAGAGGCTGCTGCGCGTTGCCGCGGGGCTCCCGCGGGCTTCCAGGGCGGCGGTCACGGCGCGGCCGGGAACGGGCCCACGCCAGGAGCACGAACGCGGCTATCAGGACGTCACACGCCACGTGGACCGCGCCGATGACGGCCAGGGCGGTGATCACTGAAGCACCTCCGCCACGGCGGCGCCGAGCCAGTGCGCGACATTGACGCTTACAGCATTGCCCGCTTGGCACGTCTGCTCGCCCTGGTTCCCGGTGACGATGTAGCGATCGCCGAACCGCTGGGCGCGCAGGTGCTCGCGGGGCTTGAGCATCCGGAACCGGCAATCCGCGATGTCCGGCTCGGGCTGGACCAGCGCCGCCGAATCCTGGGTGGCCACGGTGTGCAGCGGCTCGGCGGTCGTGCGCGCCTGCGACCGCTTCCCGCGATAGGGCACGACCAGGGCGTGATGGCCGGTGGTGCTGATCGTCCCGAACGGCTGCGTGATGGGTGACACGGCGTGCGGCGGCTGGCACCTGCCGCCATAGTTGCGGACCACGAACGCGGGCGTCACGAGCGCGTCAGTGTCGCGGGTCACGCGGGTGCGCATCGGCTCTGCCGTGGTGGCCGCTGGCGCGTCGTGGTTGTTCCCGCCGACCGGCAGCACCAGGCCGTGATTCGAGCCGTTCGCCACGATGGTGCCGGACCGGAGCAGGGTGAGGAATGGCGGCGTGGCCAGGCCCTCGTCCCGCGTGGTTGTCACAGTGCCGAACGGCGAGAGGAAGGCGGGCCAGGCGCGCAGGCAGGCCGAGCCGTCCGGGTCGTGGGCGTTCGCGCGGACGAGGGCCGGCTGGGCGAACAGCGCCAGCCCTGCGCGGATGCGATGCACGGTGCTGGGCGCAAGGGGGCGCGGGCGGTCGCCGATCCGCCTGCCCAGATCGGTCCAGTCGATCGCGGCAGCCGACGGCAGCACGTACGGCTCCACGATGGCGTGGCGGCACTCCGTCCGGGGGCAGCGGTACACGTACTGTCGGCCGTACTTGCCCACCGCGAGCCGGCCCGGCCGCTTCCACGACTGGATCGCCTGTACCTGCGCGCCGCACGCCGCACACCAGGCCAGCGGACGGGGTGCCACGTCGGGAAGCCGAATCCCCGTGCGGGTCAGCACGATGTACAGCCGGTCCCTCCACTGCGGCGCGTACGGGTTACCCGCTCCCCCGACGTGGGCTGACGACACGCTGACGAGCTGGTAGTTGTAGCCGAGGGTGGCCATGCCCGACAGCCACCAGCCGAACAGCTCCCAGCTCGCGGCCTCGGTGACGTTCTCCACGATGACCGCCGCGTACCGGTGCACCTCGGCGGCGCGGATCACGTCGTGGAAGGTGGCACGGGTGCGCACGAGTGCCTCGCGGCCGACGTGCCCGGCCTCTTCGAGCAGGTCGAGCTGGCCCGGCGGACGCCGCCGCCGGGCCTGCCCGCCAGCGGGTGTCAGCTCGGTGCAGATGGGCGACGCCCAGAGCACCTCCGTGCGGGGCAGCCGCCGCATGTCGTAGTTCGAGACGTCGGCCAGCAGGTGCTCGGCCCGGGCGAAATTCGCCGCATGAGTCTCCAGCGCACGCGCCCAGTGATTCGCGGCCAGCTTCAGCTCCATGCCCGCCTCGGTGAGCCCGATCGAAGACCCGCCGGCCCCGCAGAAGATGTCCGTGAAGGTGAGACTCATGTGCCGTCACCGCCTCCAGGGGTGTACACCCGGCACGGGCAGCACTTCCCGCCCGGCCCGGTGAAGCCGCACGCTGTCCGCCGCCCCGTCCTGGCGCTGATGTCGTGGAGCGGCTCGGAGTGGCCGCAGGCACCGCTGGGCACTGGCGTGGCGCACGCCGGGGCGGGGGCGCCCGCGAGGTGGCTGATCACGTCGCGGAGCACGGCGACCTGGGTCTCCATGTCGGCGGCGTTGGACAGGACGGCGAGCTTGCCGCCGATGTCCGCGACGATCACGTACCCGGTGACGTCCTCCGGGCGGGCGCGCAACAGGGGGGCGATGATCGCCGCTATCTCCCTGGTGGTGTGCCTGGCGGTCACGACGGGCTCCCGGTGGTGACCCGGCGCCGCCTGGCGCCACAGCCGGTGACGACCGACCGCGCACGAGGCAGCAGGCCGAGCGCGCCGAGCAGCGCAGCCTCGTCGCGCCGATCGGGTCAAGGTACGGGCCGGGCTGGACGTCGCTGCCGCGCTCATCCACCGGAGGTCACCGCCCCAGCGGGGAACTCGTCCCACGTCCGCCCGTCGAGCACCCGCCCGGCGGCTTTCTTGCCGGCACGCCGGATGGTCACCTCGGCGCCGTCCGCCGCCCCGTGCGGCTGCGCCAGCGGCCAGTGACGGCCATCAAGACGGATGAGCGAGTCGGTTTCCCGGCGGTTCCGCCAGTCGTCAGGCTCAACGGGGGCCCACTCGCCCCACTGCTTGAAGAAGAACGGGACGCCCGCGGCCTGGCACTGATCGCGGAGTGACCGCGCCCACCCGGTCTCCATCGGCCGCGCGCCGGGACCGGACTCCCCGCCCGCCACGACCCAGTCCAGCAGCGGATGCGGCGCGCCGGTTCCCCCGGCCTCACTTCCGGCCCAGTCGCGCTCCAGGGCGTCGATCCCGCCACACCAGTGCAGGTCAACCGGGCCGAGCAGTGGTTCAGCCGAGATCCAGCGGATTGCCGCCGGAGTGTACAGCAAGGCGGGGATGCGGATGTCCGCCCAGTGCTGGTCCTCACATGACACGCCGAGCCACACGTTGGGCAGCTCGCCGGGCCAGAACCGCCAGCCCTCCATCCAGTCGTATAGCGGGTAGGCGCAGCCCTCGGGAGGGGCGCCCATGCTGTCGAGCATGTCCGCGAACAGCCGCGCCCGGCCGCTCGTGTACGCGGATGCGCGCATGGCCTGCGGGCCTCGCGGCATCGGCGGCAGCCCACTCCGGGCGCCCACGCTGCCGTCGCCGGCCCGGTCAGCCCACCGCCGCGCCCATGACCGCATCCGCGCGTGCCGCTTGGTCAAAATCATGAACGTGTGCTGCGGGCACCGGCCCATCACGTCCCAGATCCGGGCGATGAACCCGTCGGGCACCGCTTCGTGGAACAGGTCCGAGAGGCTGTTCACGAACACCCGGCGCGGGCTGCGCCACGAGAACGGCTGGGCGAGCCGTTCGGGCAGCAGGTTGACGCGGCCGGTCCAGTCCAGCCGCGCTGCGGTGCGCTCGGTCAGCCCGGCGAACGCCTCCGCAACTTTCGGGTGCGGGTTCGCGGCCCGCATCCGGGCCTGCGTGATCGCGTAACACCGATCGCAGCCGGGGGAAACACGCGCGCAACCCAAGATCGGGTTCCACGAGGTGTCCGCCCACTCGATCGCGGTCTTTGCCATCAGGTGCCTCTCGCTGGCTCGTCGCCGCCGACGACAGCGCCCCAGTCGCGGGCGAGCTGGACGATCCGATCCCTCTCGGCGGCCACGCGGCTGACGGCGGCCTTGCGGGCGCGCAGCCGCAGCCGCCAGGACGGCGGCCGTATGCAGTTCATGGGCAGCGTCACGGCGCCGGGACCATCTCGTCAAGAGCCGCCTGGACGGCTGGCGCGGGCAGCTCGTCACGCCACGGGCTGCCGTCCAGGGCGCGGGCGGCGTCGCCGTCGAGGTGCCCGGCCGGCTGCCACATCCCCGCGAAATGGTCCTCGCAGACGATCAGCACCGGGTCGTCTGGCTTGGCGCCGATCAGGACGGTCAGCCGCTCGCCGCGGTGGCCTGCCTTGGACCAGCGGGCCAGGAACGCTGGCGACAGCAGCAGCGCGGGCGCGGCCGGCCGCGTGGCGCGGTGGATGACCTTCCCAAGCCACTTGCGCCAGCTATCGAGGTCGTGGACCTCCAGCGGGTTGCGCCGGTCGTGGAGCACAAGCCTCGTCCCGTCCTCGCCGTCCACCCGGAACCCGAGCGACATGACGCCGTGCAGCCCGGCGGGGTGGACCGCCACCGTCACCTGGTCGATGGTGACGGTGAGCCGCGGGTCCTCGTCCTTGACGGGCTTGAACAGTCGCAGCATGTTCGCCGCGTCGTCCCTGCCGAGGTGGATGGTCACGTCGTCGGCGTGGCCGTCTGGCTTGTGCCGGGTGGCCGCGAGGGTGACCCGGTCGGTGGCCACGGCGTACACGACGCCGTCCAGCACCTCGACCCGGATGTCGCCGAGCCGGGGGAAGTCCGGGTCCGCGAGGGTGTGCGGCAGGACTGGGGCGATCAGGGCGTGCAGGTCGCGGGTGGTGAGGTCGATCCTGGTCATGCGGCTCCCTCGGGTTAGCTTGCGATCCGGTCCGCGACGTCCGCGGTGGTCAGGGCACCGTCGGCGATGAACCACACCACCCCCGCCAGCACCGCGAGGAGGCCGAGGTCGGTGGCGGCGGCGAACCCTGGCACGGTGACCGCGCCGACATGGATGACGGCGGCCGTGCAGTGCGCCAGCCCGGCCGTCTGGGGTACTGTCATGCCCCACAAGTTATCTGCTAAGCGCATCAGATCGCAACCGTTACTTGCAATCTGAACCGGTATGCGGGTAACTTGCCGCGTATGCCGGTTACCTACAACGCAAGCGTGTCAGCTGAGATCCGGGCGGAGATGGCCCGGCAAGACCTCAGCCAAACCGAGTTGGCCGCGCTCCTAGGCCAATCGCAGTCCTGGGTGTCGCGGCGGATCTCCGGCGCGGTGGCGCTGTCCACGACGGAGATCGAGCAGATCGCCCGGGCGCTGCGCGTGCCGATCAGCCAGTTCACCTCGGCCCGCCAGGCGCGGCCCGGCGCGCTGGCCGGCTGACCGTGACCGCGATCAAGCCGTTCGACCGGACGCAGATAGCCGGCGCGGCGGGGCATCCGGAGGTGCAGCGGATCGAGCAGCTGCTCGCGGACCGGGCGGACCCGCCGGCGGCGCGGTCGGCCGGGACGGGCCGCACGGGCCTGCCTGAGCGGCGGCCGTACCGGTGGCGGGACCCTGCCCGCGCCGCGATGGTGGCGCGGCTTCTCGCCGCGATGAGATCTCCCGCGGCGAAGTCCTCGACGTCGCGCGAGTCGGGAGCTGTCATGCCCCTCCCCTTCCTCGGTGATGTTCTTTCGCCCGCAGCTCCCCCGGCGCGGGATGTCCTGGCGTTCGGCCCACCCGGTGTCGGCGAAGATCGCGGCGTCCAGCGGGGGGCAGGATGCCCTCTAACGCCATCAGCAGCAGCGTCGTCGACTGGACGCCGGCGCCTAGGCTGAGGATGCGCAAGTCACCCACCAGCCGCCGCCCGCCGGGTCTCACCGCGCACGGCATCGCTGATGCTTTCCCATGTCATCGCCCCGATCTCGATCCGCGCGCCCGGGACTCTCAACGCGCCCGTATCCGGGTAGTACTTCGTGGCAGCCAGGCTGACCACCAGCGCGTCGTCGGCCCAGACCCCGGCGTCGGTCAGCGCGTCCTCGGTGGCCCTCGCCAGCTTGGACAGGTCGGGTGCCCGGTGCGGGTACAGCGGCGCGGACGGGCGCAGCAATCCCGCGTGCTTGCCAGTCCGGTAGTGCGACCGCGGCCGGGCGAGGGTGAAGTCCATGCGCACCGACACGGGGCCGGTGAACTGCCATCCGCCGGCGTGCCATGCGCCTTCGAGCGCGGCGTCGACGACGGCCTGCCGCCATGATCTCACCCGGTCGTGCGAGGATTCGATGACCGCGACCCGGCCGGTCGGGATCCCCCCGCGGCCGCGGACGGCGAACGCCCGTTTGCTGCCTTGCGGCGCGGGCGTGCCATGCACCGTGATCACGACGACGCTCACAGCGGAGCCTCGTCGCAGTCCTCGTCGTAGATGGTCCTCGGCGCGGGCGGACCAGGCGGTTCCAGCTCGAACCGGGCCACGGGCACCGGAACCGACCGCTCACCCAGGGCGCGGCAGATCGCCTCTGTCGCAGGCGTGATCCGGTACACCGAGCCGCCAGGTGCCGGCGGCGGGATGAACTGGGTCAGCGCGGCTGGGCCTTCAGCGCGATAGATGTCCAGGCGCATCACCTGCGCTCCGGCGATCTTCGCCTCGGATAGGTGCCCGGCGATACGGACATGGCCCATCAGCTCGATGATCGCCCAGCCGCCTTCACCTTCGAACGGCTCGCTCACGACGGCTCACCGGCCGCGTAAGCCTTCGCCGCGATCCCCGCCAGCGCCGCCGGGAACTCCCCGGGCGCCGCCGCGAGCTGCCGCAGCCGCCGCGTGGCCCGCTGCGCCTGGGCGCTGGTGAGCTGCGCTGACGAGCCGAGCTTCAGCGGCGCCTGCCCGCCAGGTGCGGCGAGGATCCCGGTGACGGTGAGCCGGTCCGCGCGGTGGTCATCGCCTTCCCACCCAGCGTCGGCGAACAGGGCAGACAGCGCGGCGAGGTCCCCGTTGGTGGCGATGTCGCCGGTTTCGCCTGGCAGGGGGAGATCATTTACCGCTTGCGAGTCTGCCTCGTACTGCCGTGAGGGCGCAACTGGTGCCCGCGCGGCATTCGCGGATGTCTCCGCGGGGTCCCGGGGCCCGGCCGCGGGCCTACCTCCCGCGGCCGGGCCGGTGCCGCCGTGAGCGCTTCCCGCGACGGGGGACGCGGGTGGCTCTGCGGCGGTGTCCTCCCCGCCCGGCCGGGCGGGGAGGACAGGCACGGCGTGGCCGGTGGCGGCGCGCCGTGAGCCCAGGCCGGACACTGGTGCCGGGGCAGGCGCCGTGGTGCGCCACTCCGACGAGGTCGGCACATACGCCTCCAGGTCCCGCAGCGGGCATTTCTTCCACATCGGCTCCGGCCACAGCTTCCACGGGCTGTCGGCCCGTTTCCAGCCATGGCCGGCCTTCATGCGCCGCTCGATCTCCGCCTTCCCGATCCTGCGGACCATTGAGCAGCGGCCGTCGGCCATCACGGCGTACGCGTATACGCCGCGCAGCTCACCGCGGGCGCCGGGGTCGGCGAATTCGTCGTACTCGTGCTCGGGCGGCATGGTGGGCCCGCGTGAGCGGTAGTGGTCGCTGCCCCGGACGACCTCGGCGACGACGGCGGAAACCTGCCCGGCGCGGAACATGCGGTCGATGATGCCCTTGTAGCCTTCGACGCCGGTGACCTCGTCGCCGAAGGGGATGAGCCAGTACTGGCCGGTGTCGGGCTCGTGGCCGAGCCGCGCGCATTCGAGGAGGGCGTACAGCAGGCTCGGGGGGTTGGCGATGGCGGCGGCGAGGAGTTTCTCGTTGCGGCGTAGCGCGCCCTGGGTGAGGCGGATCATGGTGGCGGGTTTGATGTGGGTGGCGGCGACGGCGGCGAAGTCGTCGTGCTGGGCGCGGACCCAGGTGATGAGCTTGTCCTGCTTCTGCCGGATGGCTATGGCGGTGGTGACGGTCTCACCTTGCGCGGTCATGACGTCTCCCTGTAGTGCGCGTCGCGGATGTGCCGGGCGAGCCGGGCGCGGCCCTTGCCCCGGAACGAGAGGACCGTTCTCGCCGTGGACCCGGGCTTGCCCTTGACCCGGCGCTGGCACTCGTGGCATGTGAGCGCCTTGGTGCCCGCGCGGCGGCTGACCCTGCTCATGGTGCCTCCCTGGTCTTCGCCGGGATGAGCTTGTCGACCGTGCTCTCGACCGTGCAGTCCCGCGCGACCTCCGGGTACCGTTCGCGGACCAGCGCGGCACTGACCCGCCGCTCGGTGTACACGCTGCGGGTGAGGATCCGCGCGCCGGCCGGGTCCACCGCGTACCGACCGCCGGCGAGGCGGTCCCGGATCTGGTTGGCGGCCTCGTCCTTGCGCCGCCCGGCCGCGTCGCCGGCCTTGCACGCGGCCCGGTACCGCCTCGCCAGGCCGGCCGGGATCCGGGTTTCCCGGTCCTCCAGCCCGGGGTTGAGGACGCGCAGCGCGGCCGTGGTAGCCCGCCGCCAGTCGATCTCCGGCGGCTTCCCCCTCTCGATACGGCGCAGGAACGCCAGCGCCGCCGTCCGCATGACCTCCAGATCGGCGGCGGCCCCGGCGTCCATCTCAAAGTCGTAACACCGCAGCTCCCCCGACGGCAGGAACAGGCAGGCGATGGCCCCGGCCGGGACGCCGAGGACGTCCATCTGCCACAGGACCTGGCAGCGGTAGCAGACCGGCACTATGTCGGAGCCGTCGTCGCCCCACCCGTCGCGGCTGGCGGAGGTCTTGAGCTCCAGCGCAGCCAGATTCTCGATGTCGAACACCCCGTCACGCTCGACGACGCCCAGGCTGGCGTCGTCTTGCACCAGCCGGTCCGGGGTGGCCATCTGCCATGGCCGCTGCGGGTGGGCATACAGGTCCCGGCCGTCCCCGCTGACGGTGAGGTGCGGGAACCGCTCCAGGTACCGGGCCGCCACGTACGGCTCCATGAACCGGCGCAGGCTGTACAGGTCGGTGTCCTCATCCTCGGGGAGTTCCCCGGTCTTCTGATGGTAGAGCTGGTAGGCGCTTCCCCAGCGCGGCGGTGCGAGCCCCATGATCACGGCGATCTCGGAGGCGGTGACCCCGCCGCGGCGGGCGGCGAGCCATTCCCCGCGCGGCGCGGTGCCCGGCAGCACCAGGACGCCGCTCACGGCTTTTCCCGCTGTGCGTCGTCCTGGCCGTCTGCGTAGCCGCGCGCGTAGCCGCGGCGGCCTGCGTATGCCATGAAGGCCGCCGTCTCCGCCATGATCAGCACGGCGTAGCCGCCGATGAGAACCCAGGGATGCGCCAGCATCCAGAGGCCGGTCATGGCGGCGGCTCCGCAGGTGGCTGCGACCGCTGCCATGCGGCCAGCGCCGCCTGCTCCAGCATCAGCCGGTAATGAGCCCGGCCGCGGGCCAGGGCCGCGGCCCGGGCCGCGGCCCTGGCCAGGAGCCCGGGCCGGGTCCCACCGAGGGCGGCGGCGATCCGCCCGGCCCGCGCCGAGGACCTCGGCGGCAGCAGCTCCCCGCGGGCGCCGAGGACGCGGCGCATCCGCCGTTCCGCGCCGCTGCCGCCGCGGCCGAGGTCGCGGAGCCACTGCTCATGCGCGGCGTTCCCGCGGTCATAGCTACGCATCGCCGGCCTCCTCCGCTGGGCCCAGCTCGTTGCCCGGGGCCGCGTCCTGCATGCGGGCCGCGGCCCGCAGCCCATCCGTCAGCCCATCGTGGTGACATCCGCCACTGCGCAGGCAGTCCGCGAACGTGGGATAACGCGCTGGTTTGCGCATGACTTTGGCCTGGGCGCCCAGGCCCGCGCGGAGCGTGGCCCTGATCTCGTCCTCGGTCATCCGGTCGTGCAGCCGCAGGAGGGCGTTCACCATCTCGCGGTGCGCCTGCTCGGCGCGGGCGGCCAGGGCCCAGCACCAGTCGGCCATGTGCCGCAGGTAGTGGATCTCGTTCCCGTGCTCGGCGCAGTCCTTCGCGGCTTCCATGGCCCGCCGCTCGCGGCGGTCGCCGTCCACAATGAGATGGCCGTTGCCGGCCTCAAGCTGCCTGATGCGCCGTCGCATATCCTCCGCGTCTGCGCCGCATGACGGGCATTCACCGCCCATGTAGGAGTTCGCGCCTATCAGATGGCTGCGGCCGGTCATGGCGCGTCACCGCCGTCCGCGCCGTCATGGGCCGGGGCCGGCCCCGCGCATTCACGGTGGCATCCGCGCGCGCGGTCGTTCCAGCCGTCGGCCCATCCCCGGTCATACCCCAGGCGGTGCGCCCACAGCACGGACGCCCACACCACGCCGGCCGTCACAGCGCCGTAGACGCTGAGGACGGCCCAGAAATTGCTGAGGAGCCACAACACGGTCACGATTCCTCCCCCGGCGCGCTGCCGTCTGGGCCGGTCCCGATGTGGTCCTCATGCTCGTGGCTCTCGGTGCGATAGGGGCCTGTGGGGGTGGCGGCGGTGTCGGACCAGGCCTGGTAGTCCGTCCACGGCAGGCACACGCCGTTGGGGCGGGTCCGCAGCGCGGTGGCGACGGCGAGGGCCAGCGTCGCATGCACCTGCGCCTTGGCTGTGATCGGTTCCCAGTCGATTGCCTCGGCGGCCTGGATCAGGAGGTTCTCGGCTGCGCGGTAGTGCTCGGGGCCGGTCACCGCCGGCCCTGCAGGCCAGGCGTTTTGGTGGTGTACATGACAAGAACTGTAGACGTCTTGCGGTTTTTGCGCAATGTCGTTAGATTCTGCGTATGAGTTACCGAGAGCATGTCGCCATGGCGATCCGTGTCGAGCTGGCCCGCCAGGACCGGAGCCGGGGCTGGCTGGCGGCCGCGGCCGGGCTGTCGTGGCTGCAGCTCAGCAACCGGTTGTCTGGGCGGTCGGGGTGGCGTGACGATGAGCTTGCGCGGGTGTCGGCGGCGCTGGGCGTGGCTGAGTCGGCGCTGACTGGGGCGCGGCGGGAGGTGGCCGGCAATGAGTGAGCCGCCGCCGCGCCGCGCGCGGGTCCGCCTCACGGGCGAATGGGACGCGCCTACCGCGGTCCTCATGGCCGAGTTCCGCAACGCCTGCCCGCCCGGCACCGACCTCGACCTGTTAGCTGAGGCGCTCGCCGACGACCTTGAGGCCAAAGCCCCGGCGCTGGTCACGGCCGCCACATGCGCGGCGCTGGCGCGCGCTTCGGCTGACCTGCAGTCCCTCGGCGTACTGGGTTACGCGCCGCAGGAAATCCTCGCCGTGCTCGGGTTCGCGGCAGCGAAACTGGAAATGCGCTGCCATGAATGAGCGTGGCCCGCACGAGTTCCGGCCATGCCCGGCATGCACCTACTGCGCCTACTGCGTTACCTGCGGCGAAACGGAAGAGGATGGCGACCACCATGCTGAGTGAGCGGTTCGTGATCGGATACGCCCTGCTGGGCCTCGGCGCGGGTACCTGCGCCTGGCTCGCGGCCCGCTGGCATTCCCGCCGCGCGGGCGACGAGGCTGACGCCGTGGAAGCGCAGGCGCGGTGGCAGGACATCGGCGCCAGCATCGCCGGGGACGCGGCGCCTGGCCCGGTGCCCGCGGCCGACGACCGGGTCCGCCGGGCGCTGGGGTGGCTGAGCGTGGCGGCGCAGGCCCCGGCGGGCGACGACCGGGCGATGGTGCGGGTGCTGGCGCGGATGCTGCGGACGCCGGGGGGGCTGCTCCCGGCGCCGGTGCCGCGGCGGGTGCCGTTGCGGGTGCCGCGGGTGCGGCGGGCGAGCGTGACGGCGTCGGCGGCGGCGCGGGTGCATGCGTATTATGCGGGGCCGGGCAGGTTGCAGGGCGCGGTGTGGGTCACGGGCGGTGTGGCGGTGGGTGAGCTGCTGGGCGCCCTGGCGGTGCTGCAGCGCGTCTCAGGGGGCGCGCCGTGAGCGGAAACCGGTCGCAGGCCGAGGCGGCCTTCCTCGCCGCGTCCGCCGCCGTGTGGCGCGAGATCGACCGCCTGAGCGCGCAGCCGGGCGGCTACCAGGGTTTCCCAGGCGAGTCGATCGCGCTGCGTCACGCCGAGCGGCAGGCGTGGGAACGCTACCGCAGCAGCCTGGAGGCCAAGCGGCGGCCTGACGAAAGGATAGGACCGATGGGACAATATGTGATCGCCCGCAGCGCGGACGCGGGCGTGTTCGCCGGAGAACTGGTCGCCCCGGTCACCGAACTCGGTGACGGGACACCGCTGACGAGCGTTACCCTCGCACATGCCCGGCGGCTGTGGTACTGGGCTGGCGCGGCCACCCTCTCCCAGCTCGCGGTCTCCGGCACGTCGAAGCCGGCTGACTGCAAATTCCCGCCCGAGGTCACGACGATCGTCGTGATGGGCGTGTGCGAGGTGCTCGCGGTGACGGATGCCGCATGGGCGAGCATCGCGGAAGTGCCCGCATGGCTGGCATAGGCGCAGTCGGCTACGGCACCGGCTACGGCTTCGGCTCCGGCTACGGCACCGGCTCCGGCGACGGCTACAGCACCGGCTCCGGCTACGGCTACGGCACCGGCTCCGGTTCCGGCTACGGCACCGGCTACGGCACCGGCTCCGGCGACGGCGACGGCACCGGCTCCGGTTCCGGTTCCGGCCATGGCGACGGCGACGGCTCCGGCGGCGGCTCCGGATACGGCGACGGCTACAGCACCGGCTCCGGCTACGGATACGGCTCCGGCTCCGGCTACGGCACCGGCTACGGCTACGGCGGCGGCTACGGCACCGGCTACGGCTACGGCACCGGCTACGGCTACGGCGGCGGCTACGGCACCGGCTACGGCTACGGCGGCGGCTACGGCGGCGGCTAGCCGCCCCGGGGAATGGCGGCCATCCGCGCAGGCTGGCGCGGATCACGCGCAGCGCGGGAGATCATCAGGCAAGCAGCGCGCACGGAAGGCACAGAGCTACAGCCTCCGGCTAGCCGGGACCGGAGCCGCCACATGGGCAGCCCGGTACTCCGCGAGGGCCTGGCGCAGGATCGCGCGCACCGGCTGCCCGGTGGCCCCGGCGTGGGCGTACAGCCACGCCCGCTCCTCCTCCGGCAGGCGGAGGGAGAGCGGGCGCCGGCGGTGCCGGTCAGCCATCCCGGCGCCCCCAGGGGCAGGCGTCTGCATCGGATCCCAGGTGCGTGTACCGGGGTGCCCCGCCGGTGGGAGATTCCACGCGGTACCGTGGCTCGCCGCAGTGCTCGCAGGGCGCGTTCTCGCCCAGCCCATCCGGGTCATCGGCGCCCAGCGCGCGCAGCGCCTCATCTTCCGCCGCGGCATATTCCGCGGCCTCAGCGGGCGTGACGTAGGTGTCACCCACGAGGATGGCATCGTCGCCGTTGTAATGCTTGTTTCCGTAGCGATCTGTGCTGCTCATTCCGGGCCTCCCTGTTGTGGTAGCTCCACACTACCTTGTGGAGCTACCACAAGTCAAGGCCGCGGACGCGACCGCCTGGTAGGTCTTGCATGTACGGCTATCTTGACGCGCGCCGCGCGTACGATACATACTGTTGGCAGTCCCCGGCTGGAGATTCAGCCACCGGAGAACGAGGAAAGGGCAGCGATGATGGTCGACGGCCACGCATTCAAGATCAACCCGGATAGCACGCTCACCTACCGCGGCCAGGTTTACCCGCTGGCCGGCGCGCGTGCCACCTGTGCCGAGACGCGGCGGGGCATCCCGCTCCTGAGCCGCCGCACCGTTCACACGCTCACCGTCGAGGGTCCCGGTTTCCATGTCAGCGGCCACGTGCGGATCTTGTTCCCCAGGTTCCGCAACCAGGGCCGCATCATGCGTCGGCTAGCGGGTGAGATCAACTCGCGGGGCTACGTGTACCCGATCTAGATCGGGTACAGCGATCCGGCCAGGGTCCGGGCCACGTTCGCGGTCGATGCAGCGGACCAGGTCGCGGTCACGGTCAGCTTGAGCACGCTGGTGATATCGGCGGTCTTGGCGCCGGCTGTGGAGACGATGAATTGGTGCTGCGCCGCGGCGCCGGAGGTGATCTGGTCGATGCTGGTCATCCGCGCCACGTATGGCGCGGCCGCGCCGGTGCCGGTGAAGTACAGCCAGCCGTCGAGGTCCCAGCCGAGGCCGGTGCTCGAACCGGCGCGCTCGTTAATGTACGTGGCGGATCCCAACATCAGGCCGTCGGCTGTCGTCCCGGCGGTGCCGAGCCGGATTTGGAAGCCGATGGTGGGGGGGCCGGTGCCGTTGGAGTCGGCGGAGCCGCAGATCCGCCATTGCAGGCCCTGCCCGGTCGCGGTGATCGTGTTCGCCGGGATGGTAAAGGTGCCGATCACTGTTTCGGCTGCGCTGTTGCTCACGCTGCCGGTCACCAGCGGCGCCAGGGTGACGGGGAGGGCATTCAGCAGCGCCGCGGTGATCCGCTGCCCTGCGGTGACCGGGACTGCTCCCATGGTGCCCTGCCTCCGTCTACATGCCCAGGATGGCCGGGTAGGCCAGCCGGATGTCCTCGCCCGCCGTGTGGGCCTTCACTACGCCGTTGATGCTGCGGGTCACTGTCATGGTCTGCGGGTTCGCGGCGCCGGTGATGCCTGTCACGGTCAGCTGCTCGCCGCCCATGATGACGTCGGCCGGGAAGTCGGCCGCCGCCGTGGTCCACAGCGGGAACGTGGCTGCGGTGTCCGCGGTGATGGAGGTGGCGGTGCTGGTGCAGTTCGCGTGCAGCGTGCAGCCGTCAGTGTCGGCGTGTCCGTAGACCGGGTCGTCGGCGATCGCGGTCTCGTACGGTGACTCCGGAATGGTGTTCCATTGCTCATCCAGGATGTATCCGCCGAGCTGCTCGGTGATCCCGGCTGCTATCTGCTTGATCCTGCCGGGCGGCAGCCATGCGGGCGGGTTGGCGATGTCGATCCGGTCTCCGATGTCGAGGTCTTGCAGCGCGTGATACAGCGCTGCCACCTGCGGCCGGGCCAGGTTGGCGGAGATCAGCGGATACCGCATCTCGTCCGCGGAACGCACGTGCAGGATCCAGCCCGCCACGTCAGCGAGGAGGCTGTCAGTCCAGGTGCTGGCCGTGAAACTGGCGTCATAGGTGCCGATCCCGGCCGGGGGCGGCTGCACGCTGGCAGCACCGCTGGCGAGGACAGCCCGCGCGCTCGACCCCGCGGGGCGGGTGACCGTGACGTCATTGACCATCAGCTGATCGTCGTCTGACGGCCGCAGCGACCCGGCGAGGTCGGCGTGCGCATAGTCCAGGGTCACCGCCGCGGCCTGCTGCTCCATCGACTGCCGGGTGCGGTAACCCAGGGCGAGCGCCGTCCGGGGCTCGAATATCATCCCGCGGTCGGTGTCCTCGCACTGCTGCAGGATGTTGATGAGTGTGTCAATGGGCTGCGCGCCCATCAGCACGCTGCTGTCAGGGTGCCCGCTGATCCGGCAGGCGACGCCCTCCTCGGTGCACAGCCTGGCGAACCGGTTGCCCGCGCTTTCGCTTGCCCAGGCGTTCAGCGGGCCGATGAAACCGAATAGGGACTGCCAGGAGGACTGGACGCTGAAATGGCCTGCCCCGGTGTCGCCGAACTGCTTGCCCGGGTTGATCTCGATGCTGGTCACCGGCCCGACTGTCCCGGCCACAGTCGGGTTCCCGGAGGCGGTCCCGGAACTGGCCCCGATCTTGAGGATGACAGTGGAGTACTGGATGTTGGCGCCGGAGGTCTGCAGTTCCAGCGACATCCACAGCGGGGCGCCGTTGACCCCGTACGTGACGTAGCCGGTGTCGAAAAGCTGGGCGCCGGAGGCGTCGTATCCGAGCAGCCGGATCGATCCGCCGCTGACGGTCCCGTATTGCAGGTCCGCGTGGCGGACGGTGCCGGATGTCCACATCCGGGCCAGGATCGCCGTGTCCGGGGCCCCGCCGGCGGGGACGGACAGCAGGAACCGGAAGATGTTCGCCGGGCTGCCGGGCTGCGTGTACCGGGGGACAGTGCCGGCCAGCGCCGTATTGGCCAGCAGCGGCAGCGGCGCGGAGCAGGCGAACGCCGTGCTGGCCGCGAAGCCGGGGATCCCGGTCATGGGCAGGCCGCCGGCGAGTCCCGAGGCCAGCTGCGTGGAACCCGCGCTGTCTTCCCCGGGCCAGTAGGCCACCGGGACGGACTGGCCGCTGGCAGGTGTCCGGATGAACGCGCGGCGCATCGGGGAACTCAGCGGGGACCTGCCCGGCGGCTGGGTGAGGCGGCGCAGGATCCCGGCCGCGTTTATCTGGGTGTAGACATCAGTGCCGGTGGCATCCCATCCTGGCGGCCACGCTGGGACCTCGCCGTGAAAACGGTACTTCCGGCCGGTGAATTCCGCGGTCCCGGCGAGGGTGAACACGTTGCCTTGCGCATCGGTCAGCGTGGCATTGCCCGGAGTCGCCGTGGTGAAGTCCGGTGATGCTTTGACGGTGCCGCCGATCCCGGAAAGCAGCTTGAACGCGTACAGCCGGCCGGTTACCGCGTTACAGGCGTGGTTGGCGGGGAAATCGTCGGCCTGATAGCCGATCACCAGCGGCGCCGTGCCGTCGAACACCGTCCGGGCGCCCAGCACGGCAGCCGGTCCCAGCTGCGTCCATGGCCCCGCGGCCGTCGCCGCGGTGTAGAAGATCACGGTCCCGGTGGCGGTGGCCAGCGTCACCTTGACCGCCATTCTTCCGAGGGGCATCGGCAGCGCCGCGGTGACGGCCGCGGCGGAAGCACCATCAGCGGACCAGTAGAAACGCAGGAGCCCGTCGCCGCCGCCGCTATCGCCGAAGGACAGGAGCCAGCTCCGCTGGCTACCGGTGGCGGCCCATTTGCTGGCGAGAACCGCCGGCCTGTAATCCGAGAGCAGCATGTCAATCTGGATTTCGAGATTGCCCGTGACTGACAGGCCAACGCTGTCCGGGGCGCTGATGTAACTGGCATTGTCGGTCTCGGACCGGTAGCACGCAGTGGCTTCCGGGACGCTGATTCGCAGCGGCGTGTTCCGGCCGATCGTGCCGTAGTAGGCGCCAGCGGGATTGCGGGGGCTGAACCTGCCATCGCGGTTATTGAGTTCTAGCGCCGCCGCCGACGGGCTGGCCTGGCTGGACTCGTCGGGCCGGCCGCGGATGATCTGCGCGGGCCCGGACCGCTGGTACACGTAGCCGCCGGCGGTGATGTCAGTCCAGGCACCGCCGAGCAGCAGCTCGACCCTGGTGTCGAGCGGCGTGGCAGGGAAAACCACCGGCCATCATCTCCCCAGCACGGATGGGTCGCCGCCGCGGACCCGGATGCTTTGTTTCAGCCATGAGACGAACATCTGCTCCAGGCCGCTCACCGGATGCTGCACTTGCAGGATCACCTGCACCGGGGCGCCCATCTGGCCGAGCATGGCATCGCTCTGGCCGTGCGCGTACACCATTGACCCGGTGGGCAGGCGGATGAGCTCGCCGCCGCGTTCGGCGACCTGGGTCAGGCCGCCGTGCGGGCCGCCGGCCGCCGCCGCGCCGACGATGCCGCCATGCTCCAGGCCGATCGCGCCGAGGATCTTGCCCGGAATGCTGCCGAGCGCCCCCGCGATCCGGGACGGGATCGACCCGATGAAATTCACGATCTCCGCCAGCCAGCCCATGATCTCGCGGTAGGCGCGTATCACGGGGCTGACCAAGACGCCGTAGACGGCGTTCCATCCGCGGCGGACCGCGGCGAGGACGGCGCTGAACACGCCAGCCACCTGATGCCAGTGAGTGACGATATACGCCACGGCGAGGCCGACAGGGCCGGTGAGGATCCCCAGCAGCAGCGGCCAGTGCCCCTTGATCCACGACCACACCCCGTCGACGGCCACCAGGATGGCATGCCAGATCTGCCTCCAGTGCTTCCCGAGTTCCACGCCGATCGCGATGAGGATGGCCACCGCGGCCACGACCGCCAGGACCGGGGCTTCCAGTGCGAGGATCACCAGCGCCAGCCATGCCAGCAGCGGCAGCAGCAGGTGGGTATGCTGCAGCCACTTCAGGATCGCCGCGGTGAGCTTCGCCACGAACGCGATCACCGGGACCAGGTCAGTGGCGAGCAGAATGATCAGCGGCAGCAGGATCTGCAGCAGCTGCACCCCCGCGGGACCGGCCTGCATGAACAGCTGCATGAACAGCCGCAGCAGGCCGATCAGTGCCGGGCCGAGGACCTGCCCCATCTGATCGGCCAGGACGGTCAGGGTCGCGGTGAACTGGGTGAAGAACGGGGATTTCACGAACCGGGTGAGCATCTCGATCAGCGGTGCGAGGACCCCGGCACCGGCCTGGGCGAGGGCGGACAGGACTGGCATCAGCGCCGTCGCGAGCTTGATCCCCAGGGACGCGACGGTGACGATCACCGGGGTCATCTGGTTTTCCAGTTTCCCCCATGACGCTTTCAGCCCGTCGACCTGCCCCATCAGTCCTTTCTGCGACGCGGTGAGCCCCTCGGTTGCGCGCTGCTCGGCTTTCAGCGCCGACGCCCGCCCGGCCGCGGTCGCAGCCTTGGTGTACTGAAGCTGCGCGGCGAGGAGCTGCTTGTGCGCGGTTTCCACCTTGGCAAGGACGGGGATGGCGATGGCGCCGAAAGCGCCCATGGCCACGCCGGCGGCGCCCAGCGGCGCGGCCATGGCGAGCACCCCGGATGCCCCGGCGAAGATCCCGCCGCCCTTGCCGAGGTTCTGGCCGATGTTCCCGAGACGGCCGCTGATGTGCGTGCCGAGCTTGTCGAAGATGCCGCCGATCCGTGAGGCGCTGGCCTCCATCTCATCCTCGACGACAGGCTTCTTCCCCAGCGCGCTCTTATCCCGGCTGCGCACGAGGATCTCAACCGTATTCTCGGCCATCGGCGCTCACCTCCTCCCGCTTCACTCCCAGCGCCTCGATCCGCAGGAGCCGCAGTACTCCCGCGTCCTCTGCAAGCACCGCCGACGGCAGGCAGCGGAACCGGTCGCACAGGCCGAGGATCAGTTTCGCCTCCGTCAGCTCCGCGGGCTCGGTGACAAGATCTCCATCGGAATCGAAGCTTCCCGCGAACTCGCGTGCCCGTTCGCAGGCGGCGGCAAAGGGGTATCGACCGACGCGATCGCGTCCATCCAGGCCATGGTTATCTCCAGGATGAAGGCAAGGTCCTGCGAGCCGACGCCGTCACGGTCCGCGGGCACAGGCTGGCCGTCTTCTTCCAGGTTCCAGCCCACCAGCCGCGCGGCGAACCGGCTGAAAAGCGCGTCCATGGCGTCAAGCGCCCCGGCCATCCGCTGCGGGTCGTCCCTGACCTTTGCCAGGTCCACGCCGATGAGACTGGAAGCATGCCGCATGAGGGCGGTGAAGCCGTCTACGGACAGGCCCCTCATCGTGACTTTGAAGTCTGGATGGTCCTCGAACCGGAGCTGGTACAGCTTCGGTTTCTGCTCGTAGCCCATTGTCGCCAGCTCTCCCTATGACCACGTGGGGATCGCGCCGTTGCCGAGGACGCCCGGCACGGACCAGGTGAATTCGCCGGAGGCCGCCCGGGCCAGCGCGTAGTCGGTGAACAGCACCGCCCCGTTGCCCGCGCCGGCGGTGCCGAGGTTCAGGCTCGCGGCCACCGTGCCCGTGACAGTGAGCGCCAGCATCCGCAGCACGCTGGTGCTCGGCACTGAGGAGAACACGGCGTGCGCGCTGGTGGTGGCCGCGGAGTTGAACACGCCGTTGAGCGTGATCGAGAAATCGGCGAGCTGCAGCAGCCGCTCGATCGCGGATTTGTCGAGGCCGGTCACGTCCTGGACGCCGCGCGGCGTCGCGAATTGCATGTTGGTGATGTCGTTGCGGACATCCCGGCTGGTGTTGGTGCCGTCGCCGATGGACATGGCCGTCCAGGCGAGGCCCGTGCTCTTCGCCACAGGTCAGCCCCTCTCGTGTGCGGTGCGGATCTCGTCCAAGGTCCCGGCCATGTCCTCAACCCAGTCATCTGGCCGGACGTGCTCGCGTGCCGGGATGCGAAGCGGGTTGCCGCGCCAGTCGCCGCCGGTCACCAGGAACCGTTCCGGCCGGCCGGTCAGCAGTTTGTGCGGGCGGAAACAGGCCTGCCCGGCTGGGAAGGTGAAGACGGTCACGCCGAGACCGTGCCGTTCCTCGGCGTGCTCGCGGGACCGGTCGCGGCGGATATAGTGCGCCTGCCGCTGCCCCAGATCGGTGTTCTCGTCCACGGCCGTCTGCCAGCCGTTCGCGAACGCCGCGCAGCCCGCCTCCTCGCAGGTGGCGTCCCGCCAGTGGGTGGCGAGCGGCGCGGCGATCTGGTAAGTCTTCATCGCCGCCGCAGACAGCGCAGGCTGGACCCGGAAAGGCTGCATCACATCTCCGCCTTCCTGCGCTCTGCCAGCTCACGGCGCTCCAGGTAGGTGAGCCGTTCCCCCATGATGCTGTGCTCCCGGTCGGCCCGCTGCTGCCGCAGTTCGAGGTCCTTGCGGATCAGCTCATGTTCCGCATCTTTGCGGACGATGAGCTGCTGGACGTCTTCCACCAGTTCAATGATCTTGTTCTCGACTGTGGTCCACCGGCCGGTGATGCGGATGATGTACCCCGCCAGGGCGGCCATGATCGCGAACAGCCCCCCCGTCACGGCCACCAGGGCGCTGAACTGGGCGGCCGGCATCAGAACACCACCCCCGCTGCCGGATTCTTGACGAGATTGACCGCGAACTGCAAGTTGCTGTAACCGCCGGCCGTGGTGACCGACGCCCGCACCCACTCCCGCACTGTCGCGGTGTTGGCGATCGCGATCCGCTGGCTGCCGGTCCCCGTGGACTGGGCGAACGCGAATCCCGCCACCGCGGCCCAGATGCTGTTGTCGGCGGAATCCTCGATCTTCACCGTGGCATCGGTCCCGGTGAACCCGACGACATGCAGATATGCCTGCGCGCCGAACGACAGTGACGCGAGGGTATCAAGACCGGGGCCGAACTGGGCGCCACCACCGTAGGCGCGGATCCCCGGCGTCAGCGCCACGCCCCATTCGAGGCCGAACCCGTTCGCCACCGTGGATACCGCAAAGATCAGGCTGCCGTCGGCGGCGCGGCCCGGGTTGTAGTCGACCTGCTTGCAGTTGATGCTGGCGGCCGCGCCGCCGACGCCGAGCGGCCCGGCGAAGAACGATGCGATCGTGTCGGCCGCAGGCAGTGGTGACAGCGCGGCATGCTCCTGCCCGGCGGCGGAGTCGAACAGGGTGGTGAAATCCATTGCGCCGTCCCGCAGGCCGCCGGCCCGCGCGTATGCGAACGCGTTGATGGGGGTCATGTCAAGCGCGGCCGGGCCGCCGCTGATCTTGCTCAGCGCATTGACGTTCCCGGAAAGATCGAAGCCGCTGATATAGAAGTTGGAGCCGAGGCCGCCCTGCTTGCCCGCCATCCGTCACGACCTTTCTATGCGGCCTGCTCGCCGAGGCTGTCCAGCGCCTGGGCGGTCATCGTCGTGCTGCCCAGCGCGATGGTGATCACACCACGCCGCCTTGCAGCCACATGCCGTCGATGATCACCGGGACGATGACCACCATGACCCGGTAGAACTTGCGGTCGATCTCCAGGTAGCCAGCCTGCGCCGACAGCGCCTGCCCGAACTCGCCGAGCAGGTCGATCTCACGTATCGTCCCGCCGAGAGTGAAGTCGGCTGAGTATGCGGCGATCAGCGCCGACGCGGCAGCCACGATCCCTGGGTCGATGTCGTCCTGTGGTTCCTGCAGCATGTTGCTGTAAATGCGCTGGTGGAACACCACCCGGCCCGAGGTCTGTGACAGCCCCGATGCCGAGGGCAGCGGCTCGATCGTGTCCACCCAGGTTGAGCACAGCAGCCCGTTGCCGGGGGCGTTTTTCGGCTCGTGGCCAGCGACCTGGCCGAAAACGCCGAGGCCCGCTGCCTTTGATTTCACCGCGTCGAATATGGCGGCGACAGTGGCGGCATCGAAACTCACCGCGCATCATCCCCGGTGATGCGCGCGAACTCCTCACCGGCGATGAGCACGATCCTGATGTGCATCTCCCGGCTGATGCGCTCGGCCTCCCTCCTCAGGACTTCACCCTTCGCGGCGGAAAGGCTGAGCGGCACCCGGACGGCGAGCACATCATCAGGCCTGACCACGGCGACGCTTTCGCTGATGGCCGCGAGCACGGCCTCAGGGCCGGAGGTGGAACTCACGTGTGCCCTCCCATCCGGCCGATGTATTTACGCAGCGTGTCCCGCGCGATATCGGCGGATTTGCGGGCCAGCTTGATCCGGGTGCGCCGCCACAGGTGATAGCCCTTGAACCGGGTTGACGCGTTGCGCTTGGTGGTGCCCTCCAGCCAGGGCCCTGGCCAGTAGTCCCGGGCGTAGATCACCACGTCGCCGTAGGAGGCGGCCCGGGTTGTGATCGTTGACTGGTAGCGGCCGGTACCGCGGCCAGATCTGTCCATGGTGATCGCGTCGAGTTCCTTGACGCCCATGTCGGCTACCTGCTGCTTCGCGTCGTCGAGCCATGCGCGGACGGCTGCTTCGGCGCGGCCGTCGAAGATCGGCCCGGAGACGACGAGGTTGATCCGCGAGCGCGCCATCAGACGGCGCGCCCTAGAATACGAGAATGGCGCGTTACGTGCTTCAGCAAAGCGTGCCGCAGGAACTCCGGTAGTGCCATCTAGATCACCCGCTGGCGGGCCTGGCGGCCGAACGCCGCAACGGTTTGCGCCCGCAGGTCCCGCAGCCCGGCGCCGGAGGCGTTGCGCAGGTTGTCGCCCTCGCCGACCGTCCGCGCCCAGCCGGACGTGTCGGACAGGAAAATGTTGAGCGCCTCGGCGATCGCCAGGTCCCTGACGAGCCCGGGGACCGCATGCAGCGCCACCGGGGCGGCGTTGAGGTGGGTCGCCGCGGCCGTGCCGAGCACCGCCCTGACGACGGTCAGCAGCCTGGGCGCGTAGATGGTGGCACCGCTGTGAGTGGCCAGCACTGTGCCGTCCCAGGCCCGCCGGACGGTGAGCACGTTCGCGGCGATGTCGACGATGAGCATCCGCTCGGAGTCGAGCAGCACCGTCTCACCCGCCGCGTACTTGGTGCCGTCGGTCACGGTAAGCGCGACGTCGGCCGCCGACGCGGTGCCTGCGCCGGCGCCCTGCTGGGCCTGCCCGGTGGTGACCATCGCCCGGTCGGTGACCAGCAGCCGCTCCGTGTCCATCAGTATCGACGACCCGGCGCCGATCAGCGACGAGTCGGACACGGTGACGGTGGTCACGCCGGTGGTGCCCACAGCCGCCGCGAGCGCCCCGGCCGGTGTGGTGTCGGCGCCGAACCCGAACACCCCGGCCACGCTGACCGCGCGCTGCGGCGTCCCGGCGCCGCTGAACACGGCCGCGGTGGCACGGTTCAGATCGATCCTGCTGAACGGCGGCCCCGAGTTCACCGGCTCCAGGAAGTACTGGCCCGCCGGGATGACCACACCACCGGCCATCAGCACGGAGACGGAGATAACCTCGTGCTGGTTGAGCCATAGCCGCCACGGGTAGAACCGCTCGGGCTGCGGCCAGTCGAACAGCCGGGTCGCCGTGGCAGGCATGAAACTGCGGTTGCACAGGGAGTCGACGGCGCCGCGGGCACCCATCACCGCGCGGTCGATCTGCGCGTTGGCCCTGGCCGTCTCCTTGATGTCGAGAGCGGCCTTGACCTCGTCGCGCGTGCAGTAGCACGCGCCCGTGATCGCCATCCTGTGCCCTTGCTTCCTTGGCCGTCAACTACGGGAGTCCCGCGGTTGAGGGATTGGCTGCTTATCCGGTTGTCACATCCCGGCCATGGTGGCCGGGTCCCAGTCCCGCGGGTACGTCCAGCCGTCATGCGTGCAGAACAGCGACCCGTCCGGTCCCTGCTGGAGCGGGGTGCCATCGTCCGGGCAGGCCCGCGGCGGCTGCCCTTCCCAGAACTCCCGCTGCTGCCGGTTCTGCGCGGCGATGGCACGCAGCTGTTCCCAGCTCACAGCAGCGCCCGATGCCCGGCGTCGTGGGCTGCCAGCCGGGCGGCGAGCTCGGCTTTCGGCGCATACCCGTTGCCGCCCGTCACCTGCAGGCCGCGTTCTCTGCACAGGTCCCGCAGGTCCGTGAGCCGGTATGCCGCGTAGTCCGGCGGCTCGTCCTCGTCACCGGGAACCGGGGCCGCGCTCGCGGGCGGCACCGGATCTCCCGGAAGAGGGCCCGGCCTGGGGGCGCCGGGACCTACCAGGCGCACCCCGGGGGACAGGTCAGCTGGCACCGGGGCGCCCTCGGCCACGTAATGCGTGGCGCCGCCCTCCGCGTTTGCCTTCGCCACGGCTCCTCCTCCGCTGTAACCAGTGAACCCGCATCCCGGGCAGGCCGCCAGGCCTGCCGCACAGGTGGTCCGGCATCGCATGCATGCCTGCGACGGCATGGCTAGGCCGCCACCACCGTCGCGGCCGGATCGAGCGGCGTATACCACAGGTCCCACTTGACCGACCCGGTGTCCGTTGCGGTCGGCGTGATGTCGATGCCGCCAGCCGGGCACAGGAACGCCGCCGCGGGGATCACGACGCCATTCGCGTTGGCGATGTCGGTGATGACCAGGGCACCGCCGGGACTCGCGGTCAGGTGCGTGCCCGCGGCGGCGCTGGTGATCACTGCCGTGGTCGCCAGCGAGTTGGCCACTGCGCTGCCCACGGTCGGCGTGTTGCCGATCACCAGGGACGTGACGGTCGCCCCGAGGACGGTCGTGACCTCGCCGACGAGCAGGTTGATCTTGATGCGGCCGGTGACGGTGAAGATCGTGCCCTTGACGCCCGCGGGCAGTGCCGCTGTCGCACGGCTGACCAGGAACCCGAACTGCGCGTTGCGGAGCTGCGCGTTGATCGCTGGAGTAGGCATCAGAGCGCCGCCGACCGCAGCAGTTCAGGCGCGCGCTTCACGCCGAGGCTGTGCAGCACGAAAATCATCGTCGCCGTCGCGTGGGTCACGTCGAGCCAGGCGAAACCGTCCGACATCGACACCGCGGATACCTCGAAATACGTCAGGCCGCCGTTGATCGACGGCACCGTCGACGCCGCCGCCTGCGTTATCGGGGTCAGCCACGCGGTCGTCGTCCCCGCCACCGCCTGAGTCCAGTACCGGGTGACCACCGCAAGAGCCTGCTCAGTGCCGCCCGACGCGGCGTTGCACTCGTTCAGTGTCAGGTTCGACACTGCGGTCGCACCCACCATGAGAACGCCGACCTGATCGTAGTCCCGCATCGCGAAACGGGACTTAGCGGTCGTGATCGACACGCCCAGATTGAACAGGCGCCCGAGCCCGAGCATCTGCGACATTATCTGCCTTCTTTCCCGGCCGGGTCGTTACCGCCGGCCATTGAGCCACGCTGGGCGGGATTCATGCGCTTGCCTGCTGGCGAGCGGCACGCTTGATATCGATCGGCAGGGCTTCCTGGACGGGCGCGGCAGCCTTACGGGCTACTGCCTCTGCGTTAGCCGATTCGAGTTCGGCGGCAACCCGCCGCATTCGCTCAGGGTCATCACCGAAGTAGCCGATTCCCTTGTTGCACTTCTCGCAGACCAGACCTCGGACGCAGTCCCCGCATGACCTGACCCCGCGGCAGCAGTTGTGATCATGGTCAATGTGGATGGCCCGCTTCGTTCCCAGATCCAGCGGCTCACGACAGTAACGACAGCACCCCTCCTGCTGACGGAACAACTGCTCCCACAGATCAGCTGAGCCATATAGGTACTTGACCCGGTACGCTAGATCCCTATTGTGAGCCTGCACCCTGGCTGGATTAGCCTTCTTCCAGCGCACCGCCGCCGCCTGGGCTTCGGCACGGTGGCCAGCACGGTAATCCGCCTGATATGCCGCCACGTCAAAGGACTTAGGCCGACCGTGTCGCCCGCAGCCACAACCCGGCAGGCATGAACCGCCGGGTCCGCGTTCGCGTTTATTCGTCATAGCCCATTGTCCCTTTTATCAGGTGCGCGTGCTTGAGAGCTGGACGAAGGCGCTAATGGTGGCACCTGAGTTTTTGGGAGTTAGAGCGGTTTGCAGCCACGGCCTTCCGTCGACGCGCTCGATGATCTTGTAAGCTATCTTATCAGTCGAAAATGCGAAGTGAGGAGACGCCGAAGCGGTAATTGCTTGTCTGTCTCCCACTAGATAGAAACTAGGATCGACGAAATTGATATCTCCCGTCGTTCCAAGCGCGGGACACTTTTCCGTGAAGTAAACCGGCCTGCCGTAGATGCTCACCGGCGGCCCGTCGATGAGGCCGTTGTTCATCCACACCGGGGTCGAGTTGGACAGGGCTCCCTGGACGGCCATGAGGGCGAGCTGGGGGAAGGTGCCGATGTCGGCGATCCAGATCGCGTTTGCCAGCGATGAGGGGAGCATTCTGGCGTACATGGCGGCGAGGTTGTCGGCGATGATCGTGCCGGCGCCCTGCCCGGTGACGGCGGTGGCGATGATCGCGGCGGAGGAGTTGATGAAGCCCAACGGCTCGCCGACGCCGAGGCCGGCCATGAACCGGTAGTCCTCTTCGAATGCCAGGGCCTTGGGGAGGGCCTGGTCGAGGAACGCGGAGAATGCGGGGGCGTCGGCGGGCAGCTCGGACGGGACGGTGCAATATCCCATGAGCTTCTTCGCGTCGAGCTTGACCTGGGCGAATTTGGCTGATGTCTCCGGGGGCGCGGTCGATTCGTCGACCCAGTAGGTCTGGATCCCGCCGAAGACGGTGGATGCGTGGGACTGGTCGTCGACGGTGGGCAGCGCCAGGGTCTGGCTGCTCATCGGGATGACAGTGGCGCGTGACCGGATGACGGCGGTCTCCAGCGACATCATCAGCAGGTCGGAGCGGAACTCCTCGGGGACGAGGAACCCGCCGTCGGAGGGGACGTCGGTGCCGAACGCGTTCTGGATGGCCTTGACCTTGGACAGCCGGGCGTTCAGGTCGTCGGCGTCCCTGTACTGGCGGCCGGCGCCTTCCTGCGTGACGGCGCGGAAGAAGTCACCCATCGTGTCGAACATGCCGTTGAGCGGGGAGCCGTGGGCGGCCTTGTTGTAAAGCGACTGGCGGCGGACGACGCTGCCCGGGCCGTTGCCGGGGGTGCCCGCGAACGGGCGCCCCGACGCGATGCCCACGGGCACGGGGGAGGCGTGGGCACCGGATTCGCGGAGGAACTCGGCGAGGATGAGCTGCATCTGCTCCCGCTGCTGCGCCGCTGCCTCGGCGTCCTTCTTGTTCCTGATCGCAGCGTGCGCGTCGAGGAACTTCTTAGCCGTGCCGTCATTGACGGCGGCGGCTGAGAAGACGGCGCCCACCTTCTTCGGGTCAGCCAGGAACTCCCGCAGCTCTTCGCCGGTCTCCGGGATCTTGAAGTTCATTTCTATGCCTCCTGAAGAGCTGCCAGAGCCCCGGGATCAAGGTCAATATGGTTGTCACTGCCGCCGCCGCCCATGGCGGATTTGTGCGCGTCCAGGTGCGCCTGCGCCGCGGCCTTGTTCGTCAGCCCATCCGTGGAGCCGATGCGGCCGAGCGCCGCGGACACGCCATGCCGGTTCGGCGGATCGCCGGGATGGTAGTGATGCGGCAGCGCGTGCGCGGCCTGCGTGGCCGGATCACCCGCTTTCTTCCCGGCGCAGATCCCGTTGTAGAACGCGGCCGGGTCATCGGAACTGGCGCCGTTCGCCCACGCCTTCGCCGCATCCCACGCCGACTCGTCAACATCGTTCTGCGGGCGCGGCCAGCCAGCGAGCACCGACCGGTCGAACGACGCCGCAGGATCAGCGCCGTCACCGGCCGGCCGTTTCGCCACCTCATGGGCCAGCCCCGCATCAACGGCCTCCTGCGCCGTGTACCAGCCCTCGGCCACCATCGCCTTACGCCAGTCCGCCAGAGGTGTGCCCGTGTGCGCCGCATAGACGCTGGCGATGTTGTCGCTGACCTTGTCGAGCAGTATCGCGGTTTCCCGCATGTCAGCCGCGTTCCCGATACACAGCGCGAGAGCGTCATGAATCATCATCATCGCCCCGGGCGACATGACCCGCTTCTGCCCGGCCATCGCGATCACGCTGGCCGCCGACGCGGCCAGCCCGTCCACCACCGTCGTCACCTGATCGCGCGCCGCGAGCGCGTTGTAGATCGTGATCCCGTCGAACGCGTCCCCGCCCGGGCTGTTGATGTGAACCTCGACCGCGCCGCTGATCCCGGCCAGCTCGTCGACGAACTCCTGCGCACTGATTCCCCACCAGGAAATCTCGTCGAAGATGTTGATCTGCGTGACCGCGCCGTCCTGTTGGCCGATCTTGAACCACCGCCGCTCCCGGCCTTCGATCTGAGGCTCGCGCCAGTCCTTCAGCGCCTTCAGCGCCATGGCGGCTTTCTGCGGCGACAGCGGCAGCCGCACCGGGGAACGGCCGGACTGGAGATTGGCCCACTGGGGGTTCATCGCGTCTCCACGAGGGAATGGCCGTTGACCGCGGCGGGCCGGTCTTCAGGGGGACGGGGGACGAAAGGCGCCCATCCGGCCTGTGGCTGCGGCGGCGGCGCCGGTTCGGGCTGCGGCTCTGGTGCTGCCGGTTCTGGGGTGGTGATCGCCGCCATCGGGGGCAGGCCGATCACCTCGAGCACGTCCTGCGGGTCGAACACGCCGAGCTGGATCAGGATCCCGGCCGCGTTGGCCTTCGCGGTCAGCTCGCTGTTGTCCTGCTCCCGGTTCGCCGGGACCGGGCTGACATAATCAAACTCGACGTTCTGCCCGGGGGAGCCGAACAGCGGCAGGAACAGGTTATTCAGCGTTTCTTTGCGCCTATCCAGACGTGGAACTATTTTCCAGCTCTGAAAAACCTCTTCTGCGGTTTGCGCGTTGGCCCTGTTGATATCTTCAGAAAGGCCGAGCATTGCGCCATGCAGGCCATATGCCTCCCGGATAATCTCACGGGAAACGCCGCGCAGATTGGCAAAGTCCATATCTTTGAGGGTCATCTGGTTCGGCACCCATTTGGCGCCGTTCTCCAGGAACGCGATCCGGTGCGCCGCGTTCACCCCTTGATGTGTCTCCCGCCACCGGGCGGTGAAGTCGTCGAACTCGGTGTCGTCGAGGGAGTTCGGTACCTCGATCACCCCGCCGGGGGTCGCGTCGTTCATGAAGAACGACAGGTTCCACCGCGCCGAGTAGGCGGCGGCCTGCAGGTCAACGAGCACCGCCTGGACCGGGCCCAGGCCCCTGTACGGATCGAACGGGTTCGGCAGCTTCTCCATGATCAGCTCATGGGGCTGCAGTGGCACCCGCTCACCCGTGGGCCCGTGGTATATCCAGCCCTTCAAGAACACCTCGGGATCGGGTACGGCCTCGAGCCGGTCGGGGCGCACCGGCCACAACCCGACCGGGAATGTGGCCCGGGGGTCATATTGCACCGCCCACGGCGACTCGCCGGTCAGCTCCAGATACTGCTGCGACTGCTCGAACAGGGAGAACCGGGTCCACGCCGGCAGGTCCCGGCCGGCCGCGCTGAACATCGCGGGCCGGTTCAGCACCGACAGCGCCTGATGCTGCAGCACCTCCGTGCGCTGGTCGCTGCCAGTCTCGCCCGTCGAGTACCGGCGCCGGTTGTCGGTATTCTTGCGGTACAGCCGCCACTCGGCCCGCGCGGTGCCGGACGACAGCAGGTGCACGATCTGCCACAGGGTGCCGTTCCCGGCGAGCGCCCGCATGAAGGTCTCGTTGCCGATGCGGGATGTCATCAGCGGCGTGAACAGGCCGGTGCTCCCGCCGATGCTGCGGGGCCCGTAGGGGACAGGGCTGCCGCGCTGGTTCCGCAGCCGCCGCAGCCCCGACCTCACAGCGACGCCCGCACACAGCAGTCCTTGGCCTCCAGGAGCTTGCGCAGGCCGGCCGTCAGCTCCGGGCCTTCAAGATTCATCTGCGACTGGCGGGGCGGCAGGTGCCCATGCTCAAAGTAGGCCAGGATCGCCTCAGTCGCCGGATGCATCTCAGTCCTCGTCAGCGATCTGGTGCTCGAGGATCATCAGGATCGGGGCGCAGGCGGCGAGCCCCACGATGGTGTTCAGGGCGAACGCGGCGGCGGCGAGGCAGCCCCACCCGGCGACGGTGAGCGGCATCGAGGCGAGATTACGCAGCACCGGCTTTGCCGGGTGCAGCCCGCGGGCGGCGGATTGCGCCAGCCTGCGGCAGATCTGGCGCCACGGAACCGAACGCGCTGCCCGCGCGGGCAGTGAAGCAACCGCCATGACGCGAAGTGTAACCCTTAAGCAGACGTTTAGACTCCGGTCATGCTCCACAGCGCGGACAGGACACTCGCCGCAGCCGCCGCCGAAACCATCACCGCGCTCGCCCTCGCACCCGAAGACGCCGCCGCAGTACGGCTCACCCAGCGGTACGCCGCCGAAATCGACGACGCCGCCGACCCCGCCGCCGCGCTCGAGCGGCTCGGGCCCAAGCTGCTCGCCGCCCTCGAAGCGCTCGGCGCCACACCACAGGCACGGTCACGCATCAAGGGAGGCCGCGCCGCCGATGCCGTCCCCGGCAAACTCCAGGCGCTCCGCGCCGCGCACCGCGCCTAAGCTCTACGGCTGCGAGCGCCCGCGGCTGTGGACACCGCCGCTGCGCACCCTCACCCGCCGCACCTCCGACGGGTACGCCGTCGCCGACTTCGCCCAGATGACCGGCGAGCCGCTGCTGCCCTGGGAACGGTGGACCGCCATCCACGGCCTGGAACTGCTCCCGGACGGCACCTACCGGTTCCGCACCGTCCTCGTCCTCGCCGCCCGGCAGAACGCCAAATCACATCTCAAACGCACCATCAGCCTCTGGAAGATGTACATCGGCGGGGCCAAGCGGATCCTCGGCGTCGCACAGGACGTCGCCCTCGCCCGCGACCAGTGGAACCTGTGCCAGGAAACCATCCACGACAACCCCGACCTGCAAGCCGAATGGGGCCGGGTCCGCAACGTCAACGGCGACGAGATGTTCTGGGCCGCCGGATGCCGCTACGCCATCAAAGCATTCAACCGCCGCGCCGGCCGCGGCGGCTCCAACGACGAAGTCAACTGCGACGAGCTCCGCGAAGCCACCGACTGGAAAGGCTGGGCCGCCGTCTCCAAAACCACCATGGCCCGCCCCAAAGGCCAGATATGGGCCCTGTCGAACAGCGGCGACGACGAATCGATCTGCCTGAACGCACTCCAGGACGCCGCCCACGCCGGCCGCGACGAAAGCCTCGGCATCTTCGAATATTCCGCACCCGACGGATGCGAGCTCGACGACCCGGCCGGCATCCGCCAGGCCAACCCCGGCCTCGGCCACGTCGTCTCAATGGCCGCAATCCGCTCCGCCCTCGGCACCGACCCGCCGAACGTCTACCGCGCCGAAATCCTCTGCCAGCGGGTCGACGTCCTCGAAAGCGCCGTCGATACCGCCGCCTGGCACGACTGCGCCGACGTCAAAGGCACCATGGACGGCCTGCGCAAGCAGCTCACCGCCGTCTTCGACATGTCACCAGACGCCCGGCACTGCACGCTCAGCGCCGCCGCCAAGCTCAGCGACGGCAGGGTCCGCACCGAAATAGCCTGCGCCTGGGACAGCACCGAGCAGGCCCGCGCCGAACTCCCCGCTCTCCGCGGCAAAATCAGATGGCGCGCGTTCGGCTGGTTCCCATCCGGCCCCGCCGCAGCCTTCGCGCCACTGTTCCGCTCATGGCCCGAAGCCGAGGAACTCACCGGCGGCAAAGCCAGCGAAGCCTGCCAGGGCCTCGCCGACCTCGTCCTCGCACGCCGCATCATCCACCCAGCCCAGCCCCTCCTCGACACCCACATCAGCGCAAGCCGCAAGCTCATCACCGGCGACGGCTGGCGGTTCACCCGCCGCGGCGGCGGCCACTGCGACGCCGCCTACGCCACAGCCGGGGCCGTCTACCTCGCGCTCACCACGCCCGAACCCAGACGGGCACGCATCAGGGTCCTCGTCGCATGACCTGGCGGCCGCAAGACCGCAGGCACCCCTACGGCCCAGGCTGGCGCAGGGCAAGAGAACGCGCCATGCGCGCCGCGAACTGGCACTGCGAGATCAAGCTCCCCGGATGCGCCGGCGCCGCGAGCGAGGTCGACCACATCCTCGGCGTCGCAGCCGACCCAGACCACACCATGCTCCGCGCCACATGCAAAACCTGCCACCGCAAGATCACCGCACAGCAAGGCGGCGGATCACGCGGCGACCCGCCCCACGAGCCACGAACCGCATGGTGATGCGGGGAGGGAAAAGACCCCGTGCGGCCCTGTTAGACCACCCAAGCTTTCAGACGAACAGGCCCCCCTGCCTCGGCGCTGCTGTGATCCGTTGCCATACCGCTGACTGTGCCCGCTCAAGGTTGTCGGCCATGAGCCTGAGCCTGCCTGGATCGTCGCCAGCCAGTCCGATCGCTGTGTTGCAGTTGCTGTGGGCCAGGCCGCGGCGGCAGATGGCGCAGGATCTACCTGGGGGACAGTGTGTGTGGTCGTGATCAACGTGCAGCTGGCGATTGGTGGCGGGCAGCGGTTGTTCGCAGAGGTAGCACAGGCCCTTACTGGCGTTCCATATCCGTTCCCATTCACCGGCCGCAAGTCCATGCCGTGCGCTGTCCTGCTCTCTCCACCGCCGGTGTTTCTCGGGGTTGGCTTGCCTCCAGGCGGCGACTTCCTGCCTATGTCGCTCAGGGTTGGCCTGGTGACGCGCGCGGGCGCGGGCATTCTGGGCTTCGCGATTCGCTTGGAAGTAACGCTTGCTTCGCTCGCGGTCGTATGCCTTTCTGCTGACGCACTCCTTGCAGTGGGATACGACACCGCTGGCCTTGCTCTTGTCCCGGTAGAAGCTGGTCAGCGGTTTACTCAGGCCGCAGCGCGGGCAGCGTTTCACCATTGGGTCCTTGGTATGTGTTCTGGATCTTTGGCGCTCTTGTTTGGTTAGCTGGTGATGAGCCGTGACCCGGTACCGGGCCCGGCCAGGCACCGCTGGCAGTGCGGCAGGGCGACGAACGCGACGCCGATGACGTTGCCGAGCGCGTCACTGATGTCGATCTTCGCTGGGGCGAGGGTTACCGCTTCGGCGACCTGCCTGGCTGGGTCAGCCTTCCGGGCCATGATGCACTGGTAGCACAGGCCGAGCGGGCCGGCCGCCCGCAACGGGGGCACCACGGTGACCGGGCCGGGCCGCGTTTCTTCGGTCATCTCAGCCATCCGAATGTGAGATGGAGCAGCAGCCACCCGAACAGGAGGAGCAGCAGGACGCTGATGGCCCAGTGCAGCGGTGTCCACCGGGCGAGGTCCAGCGGGTGCGCGAGGTCGATGCCCTCGGCGCCCCAGATGGTGGCGCTGATCGTGTTGCGGGCGCCGGCGGCGGCCCAGTACACCTCGGGGATGATGATCGCGGCGAGGCAGCCGAGCCAGTACCAGCCCCATCCGGTGACATGCCTCATGATGTTCCCCTCTCAGCCGGCGGTGCAATGGGCTCATCATCCGGGTCATCCGCGGCGCAGGACGCGCACCGCCAGCCCGGTACCCAGGTGACATCTCCCGCCGCCTCGTGGCCGCAGCCCGCGCAGCAGACGGGGACGCCGCCGGGTTCTTCCATGCTCATCGCGGCCTGTTCGGCGCGGCGTAGACGCCGGCCGCCGCGGCGAGGGCCACGGCGTCCTGCACCCACGGGTCACCGCCGTGCCCCGCCGCGGCGATGGTGAGAACCGCGCCGGCGACCGCGACGGCGAGCTTGCGGTGGCCCCGCAGCCACCCCGCCGCGCGGCCGCGCCAGCCGGTCATGGGCGGATGTCGGCGGGGCCGGAGATCTGCCGCGGCGCAGCCCACGTCCAGCCCGCGGCGCCGTGGCTGCCGGTGGTGACGTACAGGCACCCGTCAGTCCCGATCCCGGCAGCGACCCAGCCGGTCCCGTCGGCGGTAGGCGTGACGGACAGGATCTGGTGCCAGTGGCCGGGGAGATTCTGCATGGGCGGTCCCTCCAGAAGCGGGCGGGGCCACTGGCCGAAGTCCGGCGAGGTCCCCTCGTGCAGGTTGACGTCAGCACCGCCGATGGTGGTGGCACCGGACTGGTAGAGGACGGCGCGGCGGTCAAGCTGCTGCCCGGACCATGCGCCGGTCTGCCAGCCCAGGACGGCGAGGCGGGCGTCGAGGACACGCTTGACGGCGTAGTACCCGCCGTACACGCCCACCCGGTACGAGGACGGCAACGCGGCCCTGGCGCCGCTGAAATAGCGTGCGACGGCGCCGAGCTTCGCCGCGGCGTTCCCTGGCGTGTCAGGCAGCGACGACGCGTAGTCCGGGACGTCGAAGTCAACCGCGAAATAACAGCAGGCCCTGGCGGGCGCGGCGAGCGCGGTGAGCTGCGCCCCGGCGAGCGCCCCGTCGAGCCGCCCCTGGGGCGCTCCCTCCAGGGGCGCGCGTTGCCCGTACTCGAAGACCACGCCGACGGCGACCCCGGCGGCGAGCAGCGCCCGGCACTCGGGGGGCAGGAGATTCTTCCCGATGCTGGCATAGCCGGGTTCAGAGTCCCAGCCGAGGTAGCGCATCACCGCGGTGACACCGGCGGCCTTGAGCGCGGCGATGGACGGCCGCGCGGTGGAATAATCGATGATCATCGCGTTTGCTCCTCTGGCGGATCCGCCCGTGCATGGCCTGCAGCCGGGCCAGGTCAGCGACGGTGTGACCATCCTCCAGCCAGGCCCGCAGGTCACCCATGTCGCACACCGCGTACAGCCCGCCCCGGCCCGGCCGCGCGGCACCTCTTTCGAGCCGGATCACGTGGGCGGTCATAGCGGCCCCCGGGCGCCGATGATCGCACGCCGGGCGGACTTGCCCGCGGCGCTGTTCTCACCGGCGATCCGCTTCCGTTCAAGGTCGACGGCCCGCGCAGCCTCGCGGCGGGCGTAATCCAGCGCGGCCGAGAGGATCGCGCCGACGGTGTCAGTATCGCGGCGCCGCCTGACCGGGGCCGGCAGCGGCGGGCCGACGGCGAAGATGTGCCGCAGCACGGCCCAGATCTCGGCCTCAAGGTGTTCCCGCGCTGCCGCCGGGCCGGCCCCGCTCACGGCGCGGCCACCCGGATGCCCCGGCCGGTCCCGCACGTGATGGCGTGGCCCTCCGGCAGCCAGCACATCCCGGGCCCGCCGCGGAGCGGCCTCCCGCAGCGGGGCCGCGTCAGCTTCCACAACCGGTCAAGCTCCACGGAACCACCGGAACCCCGGTACACATACGGCCGCACCGGCAGCCCGTTGCGGCGGCCACGGAAACGCCGCGCGCGCCTGGCGTCATAACTGACCGGTTCCCAGGATCCCTGGGCGGACGCGACGGTCATGGTGTCACTTCGCCGGTGGTGACGGTGACAGGCTGGACCGTCCACCCGGCGGACCGTGCCCGGTCCACGATGGCGTCGACGATCTGCGACATGCCCAGCCCCGCGGCCTCGGCGAGGCCGCTGATATAGCCGTAGTTCTCAGCCGTGGTCCGCAACTGTATCTGCGCGTTACGCGGGCTAGCCATAACGCCACGTTAGCGGATACCCGCCGACACGTCAAATATCACGCCGGAGCCGAGCACCTCACGTGCCCGGCGTGCCAGGAACCTCGCGGCGGTCCCGGCGAGCACGGCCGCCACCTCGCGCAGCAGCTCTGCCTGGCGCAGGGCCCCGATGCCGCCGGAGGGCGCGGCCGGGGTCACCACGGGATCCCCGTGTGCCGGTCAGCGGGCGCGGCGGGCTCCGGTGGCCCGCTTGCGATCGCGGCTTCGAGCGCGGCGCGGGCCATTGCGGCGCCGTCCCGCGTGGCCTGCGCCGCGATGGCCTTGGCGCGATGCCGCGGGTCGCGGGTGGCGTCGGTGATCGCCCACGGGCTGGAGTCCTCGTCGGCGACCAGGGCTGCCACCTCGCGGGCGATCCGGCCCGGTGGCCAGCCCGCGAACTGGGCGGCCTGCAGGGCGCCGTCGATGGCGGCGCGGTCCCAGTCCGGCCGCCACGTGGCGGCCCACTCGGCGAGGGCGGCGAAGTCGGCGTTCACGCGGACCTCACCAGCGACGGGTGGCAGATGGGGCAGCGGGCGGCGCGGCGGTCGTCAAGCTCCACCAGCCGGTTCGGGCCGCACTTGCCGCACCACTCGGGCGCGGGAGCTAACTGGGGCGTAGCCGCCGCGTGCCACCACGGGCCGTCATGCGCCAGTCGGCCAGGCTGCCCGGTCGCCTTGTCGGCGGCGACGGCGAGCGCGGCGGCGCGGACGATCGGCCAGGGCCGTTCAGTCACACGGGGGTCGTTTAGGGCGCGGAGGATCGAGGCCGTCGACCAGTCGGGCCGGATGGCGCGGCCCTCGGCGGCGTGGTCCGCGCCAGGCCCGGAGCCGCCCGACTC